CTGCAATTGCAATCAAACCTACTGTGTAAGGAGTCATAGCAACTGTATCAAGTACGCCTGCTACTGCCTCAGCGTCTGTAGCAATTCTGATTTTACCTTTAACAGTATCAGTTGCATCGGGAATAAGAAGATCGCCCGCAGCGTCTAAAGTTGCCGGTGATATAATAAGATCGTCTCTGTCTCCAGCATCGGCTTCAGCAACTGTTGCAAAACGTGCTTGTCCTAAACTTGTTGTTGTAGCTTTTGGGCCTGTGTATCCTACTGGACTCTGAAATTTTGGCATAAATTACCTTCTTGTTTAACTAAATTTAGATTCGCAATCCCCTATCAAAAATGCAAATAAATTCGTTTGTTAAAATGCGAATTATATGTTAAAATATAGGTATGCTAATATGGAGATATGTTTATATGGATACCAACTCACGTACTACAGTAATACTTCCTAAAAAGCTAAAAAAAGAAATGCAACTTATGTGTGTAATGACAGATAGACGACCAAGTGATTTCATCCGTATTGCCATTCAAGACAAAATAAAAGAGCTAAAAGAGAAAAGAAATGATGTTACTTGAAATTTAAAGTTTTTGTTCGTATTTTCAATAATTGTGTACTTATGTATACTGTATGACAAAACAAAACATGGAGGTTTGCATGGACAAAACAACATTAATTTCAATGGCTGTATTTATTTTCACAAACATAGGAACGATTATATCGATGTTCTTATGGGTAAGATCAGAGGCTAACTTGGATCGACGAGAAAGTTTAGATTTATTGAGAGCTATACAAGCAGATTCTAAAGCATTTCAAAACGCTATGATGACAGAGGCAAAAGACTTCCACGGAAGACTTTGCGCAATCGAAGAGAGGAACAAAAAATAATGGACTTAGCACTTTTCATAACGATAGTCGGTACAGGTATGGGCGTCATTGCTTTTATGTACACGTTCTTTCGAAATTTTAAAATTGATATGCACAACGAGATTGCAAATATAAAAACCGTAACTGACAAGTTGCACCAAGATCACCAGAACGCAATCATACGCATCGATCATTTATACAAGGTGATCATAGACATGCTTAAAAAAGATTATAGGGGGTAAAAAATGGTTACACTCACAATATTTATATTACCATTTATTGGATTAATATGTTATTTCATCGATACAAAAGATGATGATGCAGAAACACGCTATTCTTCCGAGGATATGCCCAGCGGTTATTTTTAATTTTTTGGGGCCTGTTTATCTAATGCATTTAAATGCTTTATAACTCCAGGAAGATTTTCGTTACCTGCTTCAAAAATTGCTTTCATGTAATGCTCCCTAAGTTTTGGACTTTTTGCAATCCTTGTTAAGAGCTCACCGCTCTTTAATAATCCATAACCAACTGCTGTACCAGCTGCCGCTTGCGGATAACCTAGCATCAATTCTAAAGCGGCTGATCCAATCAAATGTTTTGGCAGCGAACCTATTTTTCCCTCTAGATAATTTTTTACTTTTTTGCTATTTGCAATAGCCCCATATGCTTGATTAGCTTCAGTCCAAGTCTTATAAAATTTTGGATTTGCTTTTCCAAGTTTAGCTACTTCTTGATGCAATTCATTTTTTACTAAATCAAATCTAGACTTCAGAAGTTTTCTTTCTGTAGTATTTAACTCATCAAATAGTTTTTTTGAATTCATTATTTCATTAATGTCATGTACAGATTGTACAACCTCATCCGCTTCCATCAAACCATTAGCTGCTTTAGCTTTAAGTTCACTCAATGAAGTACGTACTTTATCTTTAGTAGGAGTTGAAATACCCTTTGACAATCTAGATTCAACATCTTCTAAAGCAAAATACATATCAGTTGTATCAAGTAGTGTTCCTCTAGGAATTTCAGCTCTAGCTTTCTGATATTGATCGCTTACAAATTTATCAGCAGTTTTTCTACCAAGAAGTCCAGTCAAAAATAAAGTACCGAGTTCAACAGCATTTTGCTGTCCTTCGGTAGCACCAAGTAATTTTGAACCCTCTCCAACACCTTTAACAGCTGCTGATTTTCCAAAAGCTTTACCAATAGTGCTGAGTAACTTAGGAAATGATTCAACGGCCTTTGCAGGTTCTAAAAGAATTGTTGCTAAAGATGTTATTTCATCTCCAATTTCTTCATAAGCACTTTGTGGATCAGTGAAACCAGAAGTCAGATAACTCGAAACTTTTTTAAGTTCTTCATTTCCTGGGATCTGTTCTATTGCCTGTCTACCAAGCTTTTTTAATTTTGAAGGTTCTTTTCGTAAAAATTCTGGAGGTTTAGGTAGAGATTCTGCAATATATTTGCTGAATTTAACCATATCTCCAGGAAAACCTAGGATAGCTTCACTAACTCTTGCTCCTGTACGAGTTAGATGTCTTCCTACTTCTTCTTCAGTTGTAGGTGGCTCTTTTACTTTGTACGCACTAAAATCAAAAGGTGTACTTTCATTAGTATCTGTAGGACGCGATGGCGTCGTTTCAGGCTCTATGCCTTCAACACGATATTGCGAAAAATTAAAAGGCTCATTATCTACATCTGGGTTCATTTAAATCGCGCCCCTGCTTTTAAAGCTGCTTCTATTTTATTTGGGGGTATATCTACAGGATTTCCTTGAGGATCAAACATGCGTATAGGTTGCTGAAATTTATCAACGCCTTCATTGATGTTATTTATATATCTATCTTCGATATCCATTAATTTTGGAGCCGTTCTCTCTTCGAGCAAAACGCCAAGGTTTTGAGGCTTTTTCCCGTTGTTCTCCCCCAAGATCTGCTTATAAGCATCATAGCGCACTCGCTTAGCTTCATTCATAAGCTTTCTGTTTGCAATTATCTGTTTTCTTCCTTCAGGGCTATTCATCAAGCTTGGAATTGTCTTTAAATAAGCTCCAATTTCATAATTTGTAATCCTTCCACCTGGAAAAACCTTGCTAACATCACGTACATAGTCGGCTTCAAGTTTTCTAAATTCTTCAGTGGCTGGATTGCCAAGGACTCCAATTGGCACGCCAAAGGTATCCATAATTTTTATTAATGCAGGAGTTGAAACATTACCCTCTTTGTCAAGCTGTAACTGTCTTTCCAGACGCATGTTTTCATTTGTTGCTGATTGGAATTCTTTCTCTACTTCAGTTGCTAATTCATTTACTCTTTTAGCTTCTAATTTATCAGCTTCGGGCTCAAACTGAGATTGGGCAGCTTTAGCTGCTTCTTGCCTTCTTCTCAATTCTGTTTTAGCTGGTTCTGAAATCTCTCTATCTGGCGCACCTGTAAGAGCAACTAATTTGTCATCGCTAAACTGTGCAAAAGGGTTTTCGGAATTGGTACCTTGCCCTTGACTAGTTCCTTGCGGTTGTTCGCCAAAAACACTTGCTATTCTCTTATCTTTCTGCTGTGTCTTAAAAGCTTCTTTAGCTAGAGGTGTTGGCAAATCTGGGTCAACACCCATTTTAATTTTAGCCTGGCGTTCTCTTTGGTCTATTGCTAGTTTTTGTTGCTTCTCAATATTATCCTGAATAAACTTCTGCTTTTGCTGCAAAAGTCCAAGAGCCACCTGCTGTCTCTCCGGTGATACACGCTGTAGGATTTGACCCATGACATCATTGATAACGTTTGGATCCTGTGTGCGTGAAGCCTTCTCAAGAATATCATCCAAAGCGGTCTTATCTTGATACGCAGTAAAGCCTTTGGCAATGTTTGTACCAACAGCTTGTCCTATCTCAAAGGGGGACGGTGCACGATTCATTAATATCCTCCCTGCCAGTTATTGCGGTTTTGCTCATAGCCTACACGACCTGACATAGTATCATTTTGATTGCTTGCAAACCAGTTTCCAATGCCTTCAGCCGCTTTACCAAAACCTGGGCTTGCAAAATATCCGGCCGCTCCTTGTGCTGCTGCCTGTCCTGTTGACATTGGATTAGCTGCACCTTGGTCAGAGCTACCTAAAATACCTCTAAGCAGATCATTTTTACGTCCTTGGCCTTGCTGATAAAAATCACCATAGAGAGCGTTTAGATCATTTTGTAGATCGACACCGGCTCTAGTTAATGTATCATCAAGTCCCGTACCTCTTTGCATGCCAGAAGCAATAAATTCTTGCTGGATCTGTGGAGCTATACGATTACTGAAACGACTCATTGCGGGCTCAACATAAGCCTTATTAAACATCTCTTCATCAACATTAAATAGGTCTGAAAATGCTCCGGAACCTGATTTCAAAGATCCAAGAAGCTCATCAATAAGTTTACGTCTTTGCCGTTGTAATTTGGTCTCTTGGTTGCCTTGGTTTCCCATGATACCGCCCAAGATCGAACCACCTGCGCTTATAGCTGCGCTTGCTACTGGTGCCGCCCATCCCATTAAATCAACTCCTTCCACGTAACGGTTGTTTGCGTTGGATGCGCTACCAGCATCTCAACCTTATTTGTGTTACTGTTAATATTTATATCACCAATAGACAAAAATGTATCGCTTGCTTGTCCGTCCGTATCTCTAACATACACCTCAGGCTTCTTATTAAGCGCTTCGGCTATATCCATGTACATTTCTTCTAAAAGGAGTAACAAACGTTCTAGGGTGATGTTATTCTTATCACCTATGTTAAATCTTTCTGCTATGCGTGCCATAAATCCTCTAGTAACTGGTTGGTGCTGCTGGTGAGCAATGTATTCTCATAGATGTGATCTGTATTTGCTGACCAGGACTATTTTGATTCATAATAAAAGTAAAGAAATTCGATTCTTGATCAACGCTAACACTAATCCACTCACGTTTCGCCTGTGTATTTGTCGGTTGTAATCTGACATTCTGTATAAATGGTGTTTCGTCTTCATCGGCCACGACAGAAAATAGCACTTCACCGCCATCTGTATTTATAAGCAATTCGACAAAGTGACAGTAACATTTGAGACCCTCAGAACGCCACGGATTAAAGGGGATAGTCTCAGCTGTAAAATTGATCGTCTTAGATATAGTCCCACCGGAAACATAAGCTCCAAAAAGCGATGAGTCAACGTCGATTGTGATCTGATTCAGGCCTGCATTAACAGCTACGACATTATAAAATGGTGTTGTCTCAACATCTTCTTCAGGGTCATAATTGTTAATTTCAGTCATGCCTAAGACGCCAGATATAGCAACTTGATCACCAACAATAAAAGGGATACCTGTAGATATAGTAACAACGGCCTGTTGCGCATTTGTGATGCCGGTTATGTCTATAAAATAATCGTCATAGTCTACGTTTATCTCCCAGATGTTACCGTAATTATCACCTGCAATCGTTTTTGTGGTTGTCTCGCCAAGTCCTAAACGATCCCAAATGTCTTCCGTTGTATCCCATTCGGCCCACTCTGGAAATTCTGGGTGATCTACAGCGCTGACATTGTCCCAGACTATATCTGTTCCGTTTGTGATTTCACAAAAACAGGTAAAACGATAGTCATAAACTGACCACGACTGTTCTTCATAGTTATTAACTAAGCATCTATCTTGGCTATCTACACCAAAATTTTCAAAATCACTAAGGTAGCTAAAGAGAAACTGGGCGTTTCTTCTATCAAATCCACCTGAAATAAGATTAAAGTACTTTTGATCTATGTCGTCACGTGTGAAAAATGGTATTTTATCATCAACTCTCTGTGATTGCCTTCCGTCAGTAGACACAATGCCAGTTTTGCCCAGCGATCTAACAATATCCATCCAAGAGACAAAAGAAAAGTCTGCGTCTGTACCTACAACACCAGGAACTTTTCGCGGATAATAAGGATTAAAAGCGTCACGAGTCTTTTCGACTGTCCAATTAGATCGGGATAGGTTAAGAGCAAGCACATTACCCAGAATTGATGCTCCATTGATATACTCCTGCGTATCTAAAATGATGAGGCCACTACCAGAAAAAGCAAAATTATCACCGTTTCCGGATGCAGTGCGTATGGCACTAAAAAGATGTCCTTGTGGATATGGAGTGCCACCTATAATGGGATAAAATAGATTTAGCCTCTCACCAAAGTATATAATATATTTAGAATTTGTGATCTGTCCTTGTGGAGGCTGTACATATGTTGGGTTATCAGCAGCATTAGTATAGTCCGTTACAGTTCCATATGCGCCGCTATTTGGGTCATACTGGTAAACATGCGTCATACCTTTTGAAGTAAATACAAAACGATCTGATCCATCAGGAAATGGGTACGTTGTACCTGACACGTAATCGTCATTTGCAGCTATACCAAACGTGTGACCAGCACCAAGGGAACCACCTGTAGGCACTTCCACATAAGCATCTGTAACCACATCATAGACATAAAGATGATCGAGTGTAACCGCTAAAGATTGTATCGTGCCATCTCTACGGTAATTATTAAATAGACCCATTACGCGCAAACCGTCTGTTAATTTAGACGTAGAAAATCGTCTAAAACCCTGACGTGATTGGACAACTTGTCTATATATGTATCCGTTGAATAAATTTTGATATGAATCTTTTGGTTGAAGGAAATTAACCCCCTGCCTAGATATACCCGTAACATTACCTGTAATCTCAAAAACTTGCATTATTGCGCTCTATAAGTTAGATACCATGTCCAGTTACCATTTACATCACCAGAAGTTCCATCACCTTGTCTGCATCTTAAATTTAATCCACCAACAGCATCATTTAATAACTCAATGACGTAATCGAAAGAACCGAAACCAGATGAAGAAGACCTTACCCTTGAGGTAAAACCCCTAGTTTGTGAAGCACTTGAACTGACTATCCCTTCGCATGATAAACTTTTATCTGCATCATATACCATGAAAATATGTCCATACACATTTGCGGGCAACGCTACAATCGTTTGTATTGTATTTCCTGCAATTGTAAATGTACCCGTTTGGTAAGATGGCCCTACTTGGTAAATTCCTTGACCGTTACGGTAAAACATCTCTACCCGTGCGACAGATGTGCTTGCAGTTTTGAGATACATAATGCCGTCTATGCTTGTACCCAATCCACCATCACCCGGATCTCCTGGATTAGTAGGGACACCCCCTACAGTAAATCCAGGTGCTTTAAAAAATCTATGGTGTCCAGATAGATCTGCGCCCTGGTTCCAGAAATGATCTTTTGTAGCTGTAGTATAAGCGATGTTGTTAGCTGTTCCGCCCATATTGGTCTCAATATAGGTAGTATTTTGATTACCAGGTGTTCTGTTAGCTTTTACAGATATGTTTCCTATGGGCCAAGTACCATTCCAGACCATCTTATACCTTCTTCTGGGCTTTTGGTTTCACAAGGGTATTTTTTTTACCCATTTGCTTTTGTGCTTTTTTAAATGCAGTTGCAATACCAGCCGTTTTCATGGATTTCATTTGATCCATGTCGCGTTTGCGGTCATGCTTCTCATCTTTTTCCATGTATTTTTTATCGCCACGGTCTTTTGACATCTTAGAGCACTTCATTTTGCACCTTTCTTTTTTGGTTTGTAACCTGATTTTTTAGCAACATTTAGAGCAATTGCCACAGCTTGACGCCTTGGTTTATTTCCTAATCGCATTTCCGTCTCAATATTTTGCCGTATGTCGGCTTTCGATTTACCTTTTACTAATGGCATATGTGCTCCTAAAATCTTGGCATGCAGCGATTTGTTTTTGCTTGGTTATGCCGTCTTGTTAATAATAACTTTCGCTCGTGTGAATATCCGTCTTTAATCAAAGCTAGCTGATCAGGAGGATATCTGAAGTCCCTTGCATAGTTTGATGCAGCTAAATAGGCTAAATAACGCAGCCAATAATCGAATGGAAGGTCGCCTGATTGATCTGGGAAATCTGATATTTGCTTATACCCATAAATATGCACTAGATATTCGCGATCAGGTAGTGTCCTAAATACAAATTCATTGCCGTAATAAAGCATCATCGTTGGGTATCCACGGACTAGGATAAGGCTATTGTTAATACCCCATATAGAGTAGAACTCGCCTGGATCCTCATAAATCTGTAGACTATTCCAGCTTGTGCTTCGGTTGACAGGATCTTCAAACGATATAAATGCCTCAATGCCTATATTGACAAACTGATCTGCTGCGCCTACGTCATTAAACGTATAAACACCATTAATCGTGCTGTCGTCAATCGTAAATGAGAGTGTACCGTAGTTTTCAAAAACCTTTACATCATCAGACATGGTAAGGCTGATAGCATCGTTGAGGTAGCTTAAAAGAATTTCCGGTGAAGCATCAGGATCGTTAACGTTTTTACGTCCTAAGGCTCGTCTCATTATAGTTAGGCATTGAGTCACTGATCTAGTCATTATGTACCTGTGTAAACAGTTCTAACGGAAAATCTAGGCGTTTTATGATCGTAAAATGTTTCTTTAGAGCCGTCAGCCTTATTTCTCCATTTCCATTGTGGGTTTCCTAAAGAAGCTATATGGTGTATGACACATTCAGGCAAGTCATATTCAACACCAGGTTGCAACTTTTTATCAAAATGGATTAGATCATTGCTCAAATGCACCGGAACCGGATTGTTTGGTTGCTGGTTATTGTGCACTGTAACTCTTTGCTTAGGATGTAGCTCTTCAGGACATTGCTTAATCTGGTATATACCTTCTTTCAAGCTTTTGTCTCTCTGTTTAGCAAGCTTATTAAGCCTACGCACTTCTTCATTGTATAGACGATAATCTCTTATTGAGTTTAAAGGCATATCTTCTAAAGGTACTCTCTCAGCTGCTTTATCTATAACTTCGTCAAGTGACTTCTTGGTCATTTTCATCTCCTCTATAATAAAAATTGGTCGGTACACGATTGACCGAACCCCCCGACACATACGGTGTGTAACCTGTCGAGTCTATATATTCATAGGTCGTGGCATCTTGCAAATCGAACGTGAATGGGCTTGTCACGATTATGCGATACCGATAATTGTTTATCTGATCTTGTCCACGTGGAATGGGCATCATTCCGTTTAAGTCAGTAATGCGCACAAAATCAAATGTATCAAATCCATCCTCTAAATCATGCTCAACGCTGCATGGATAGGAATTTGTTACATTAACGATATTTGCTCTATGTACTGCTTGTCCTAACGGTGGCATAGTATCCTTCATATAAAAGATGGTTTCTTGCGCAGCAACCATCAAAACGCGTAGGGGGCAAACACCATGTTTTCCCAAACTTAGACTAGCAAATCACCTAGGTTATAAACCTGGCCATATTTGATGACTTCAATTAAGAATACATCGCCATCAGAACCCATAACTGCCGTACCCGCTGTAAGTTTATACTCAATCGGGTCATAAGCGTATGGATTAGGATTATATGGGTTTAGATTGCTGTATGGAGTTACTTGCGGGTTGTTTAAGCTGATAACAGCTGTATCAAGAGCAATTCTTCCACCGCTAACATATGGTGTAAACAGTGTACCATCGATAGGCTCACCAGTGATAACATCCTTGAGAGAGAATGTGGTTGGGGAGAGCACAACGATAGAATATCTGTTGTTGTTAAGCTGTTGCATACCACGGTCAGTAACGCCAACATCGCCAAGATCGGTAATAGTGACGATCTGGTTTGTCTGGAACGTATACGCACTGTGTGTGATGACTACAGGATCAGCAGCTGTGATACCGCTAATAGTTGCGTGTCTATCAGAAACGCCCCCTTCAGTATCTGCAACAGTGAAACCGTTAGTAGTTTCAAGAACAAAGTTAAACGATGCACCTGCTGACGTATCAACAACCTGTTCCTGGTAAGCGTCACCCGTAGGCGTTTGATCTCTAAACCAAACTGAGATAGGTTTTCCTGCTGCTGTAGCTGTCCAATCGGAAAGATTATAAAAAGTAACCTTGTCCGGCTGAAAGTTGAAAGTAAATGTATGGGCTGTTCCAGCTGAGATAAATTTAAATGCCTCAGTACAGGTTTCGCCTAATTTTAAGTCTGCCATGTCGCGCCTCCTTAAGCTGCTGCTTTAGTTGATAAAAGAGTAACCATATGCGAGTCATCGAGTATGGCGGCATTAAACCAGGCTGTAAAACCCATAGACTGGAATCTATTGAGGTAGTCATTAAAGCCAAGTGGCTTCAAGATCATCTCAGTAGACACTTGATCTAATCCAACGTATCCATAAGCATTAGCGCCGATGAACGTGTTATAGTAGACTGGTGGGTTAGCATCAGTTTTAGTAACGAGTGTAGATGTTACCCATCTTGCTTCGTCTGTAGCTCCATATTCCGCTTGCAATACTGGCTCTTGTGATCCGTACTGTGAAGTAGGTACAAAAGCTGCAAGAGAGCGAATGTCTGGTTTTAAGTTTACGTGAGCAGTAACCCAGAAACCAGCTTCTACGGGTCCTGTACCAAATTTGGATGTACCTTCGATTGTCGGTGTCATCTTTTCAGTGTTGTTATCATCAAGATACTGTATAGCTCTGTTGACGTCTGTCTGTGTGAGTTCTGTAATCGCGTTACCATTCACACCATTAAGACATGAAATTTGAGGTACAGCAGCTGCCCAAACGTCTCTAGTTACCTTGTCAAGCATTGTATGCATACATTGAGAGAGGTTATCTGCTGTTTCAGAAGCAGTATCATCTTCAACGACAAGCAAAACTTTACGGGAAAGAAGTACAACCTTACCAAATTCTTGAATGGTAACGTTGATGTCAAATTTTTGGATTTGCTCAGGTGCTGGATCTGCTCCTTCTGGCAAAACTACTGGATCAGAATCAAGGTTTTCTTGTCTTCTGAACGCCATTGTATCGGTATTCTTTTGCGGTAAAGTAAATGCTCTACCAAATAAGTTGTGGACGTTTTGAGGCTTGCTTCTCTGAAGCAAAGCTCTATGCGCCCAGCGGTCGGACATTGAACCGTATCCGCTAGTGGTTGTTACTGACATTAGTGTCTCCTCGTTGTACTCCTATCGACGTACACGTTTAGACTCTCTATAAGCGCGGTATTCAGCATCAGTCATGGCCATGAAATCTTTAACTTCATTTATTGCACTAGCCTTAGGTACAGAAGTTGGCGAATTTGGTGCATCCCTTCTTTTCTCTACAGGCTTAGCAACTTTGCGTTCTTTAGTTGAGAGCGCGTCCATTAACTCATAAGCTTCTTCCCAGCGATTAGGAGCGTGCTTTAACGCTTCTGCCAAATAGGGTTTTTTTTCTAAAAAATCCTCTAAGTTAGCTTGCAGACGCTCGTATTTTTCAGGATTGTTTCTAGCCCATTGGCGTTCTTCCACAATCCGTATAATCACATTTTGCGTTTGTCCGAGATCGGCTCTTGTTGCGGACTCATATTGTGAATGATCCTCAACTTGTTGCTTCTGCTTCTCGAACTGCATAGCCCTTTGTTCTGCTTCTTGCCGTTTCTTTCGCTCTTTAATAAACTTAGAAAGTGGCACGTGGTCTTCTTTTGGAAGATCATCTTGAGCTATCTCATTAGCGATCTCGATCTTTTGATCTTGGATCATCTCTTGAGCAAGCTCTGTTCCTGCGTTTTCTTGAGGTGTTACTATTTCCTCGTCTGGCATAAATGCCCTCCTTTTACGTAACTAGCATGAGATTATCCGATCATGACGGCATTGCGCCTTTTGCTTGTAGGTAGGCTACACCGTTTTCATTAAATATCGGCTTTGGCTTTTGTCCAGGTTTTTTGGCCGGAACCATCCAAAGTAGTTCACAAATTGATTTCCTATTGCAGACCCAGAATACAAAGCTATTTGTCATGAACTGAGGCAGTTTATACGTGATATAAGGCGGACTGATGCAGAATTCTCCCTTATCATTAAACTTGGCGTGTAATGTTAGAAAGTATGTCTGATCCAAATGCTGGTGTTGCATAACAGTTTTGTCCACGACGTCATCTATAACTTTTTTCAATGAAGCTTTCTCATCTATGACATCTTCGGGCAAAATTAATCCGCTGGCTGCGTCAAATTTCATGTAAAACCGCTTTACATCCCTGCTTTTCCACGCATAGAATCATTTTCAGCATGCGCTTTTTGCAAAAGCCTGTTAGCTTTATTTTGCTGTGGATTCATTCCAGGCCCACACATAGGTGATACTCTTGACGCAGCAGACATTGGGTTTGAACCGTATGAGCACATGCCTTTTCCTGATTGCAGAAGACCTTTTTTCCCACCGCTTCCGCTTGATTTATCGTATGCCATAATTAACTCCTATGGTATAATGGTTGATAATGGATAGAATTTGTAAAAATTGTAAAAAAAACTTTCTTAAAACGCGGAAAAACCGCGGCAACTGGATGTATTGCTCTAGAAAATGCTACAGTGAAGATCACCATGTTTTGACAAATTGCGCGGTATGTAACACTGAGTTTAGACACCACAAAACCAAAAAAAGAAGATTTTGCGGAATAAGTTGCTCTAACAAATCGAGATATGAAATTATTTTGATTCCTTGCAAGGTTTGTGGAACTAATTTCAGAAAATCTAATGATAATTCGTTTTTTTGCTCTAATGAATGCTACAACAAATCTGGAAATCGAAGTAAAAATAAAGTCAGGGATAAAAACCCCAATTTTATTAGAGGTAAGTTTAGCTACAGAAAATATGCTCTCCGCGAACTTCCAAATGAATGTATTATTTGCAAAAAAACCGAGAAGCTTGATGCTCATCATATTGATGAGAATAGAGAAAACAATGAACTCTATAATCTTGCTATTCTTTGTCATTCTTGCCATATGAAATACCATCATAATACCTTAGAGTTTACTGAACTCTAAGAGCCTCCTTCTTGCATTGTTTGCATATTTTGGCGAGCAAATTGCTCCATTTGTTGCTGGGCTTCTAGCTGCATATTCTCAGCAGAGCCCTGCGTTTCTGTATTAATTTGATCTGATTGAGCATGTATTTTCTGGTCAATATTTTCACGATCCCCAGCTTCTTGCTGCTCAAGCATATTCACAAACTCCAGTACCTTGATAATTCTATCATCGCGAAGGGCTGCAATTTCGGTGATGGTCTTAGCTCTTGCAAGGGCTGCTTGTGCTCTATTTTCTTCAGCTTCTGAAGCTCTCTCAGAGGCCAGAGAAACATTTGCAATGACTCTTGCTCTTCTCTCTTGCGCGAGAGATAGCATTTGCTCTTTCTGGGCATTTGCAAGCTCCAGCGCTAATCGTTCTTGCTCATCAATTTTTGCTTGCTGCTGTGCCATATTTTGTTCTTGAGCCTTGATAGCTTCTTGCAGATCGCTTAAACCAGACATTTGTAGCGCACGGACAATTTCAGATTGCGGAACATCCACCACTTGGTCTTTTTTAAGCTGTACAAGCTCGTAATAGTAAGCATCCTTCTGAGATTTGCTGCGTACACCCTCTTTGATGACTGCATCGTATTGCTCAAAATCTTTGTCATAGAACTGCTGTGTTGGCTCTTCACCTAAGATTCTAGCTACTTTCCCAGGACTATAGGTACTTTGCATACACTTCAAAATCAGTCCGCCAAGTATTTGCTGGGCTGTCTCAATATTATCAAACAGTTTTCTATTGCCACGTAGACCTTGTGCTATTCTAACCTCAGCTAAACGACCAGAAACTTGTGTGTTACCTTTTTCATCAACACCTAAGACGGATTCATTGACGTTTGAGAGAGTTAGAGAAAGCTGATCTAAAACTTTTTGGTATTCAATTAAAGCTGGATTACATCCACCCCCTTGGAGCTGCTGTACAGAGTCCATACCGGCAGGAGCATTTTCTGGGTCGATACCGATTAGCTTATTTTGTCCTGACTGTTGCAAATCGTTTACATCAGCGACAGACCCTATCATGTATTTGAAACCGGTTGAAATGTCAGAATCCATCATGTCAACGATTTTCATGTGCCGCTTGTTAAATTGTCTTTGCATAGACCAGTTACAAGAAGCAATACCTTGGACTCTTTGTGATGGCATCCATATTGAAGGCTCAAAGTATCCTAAGACTGGAACAAAAGGATAGGTTTCAACAATTCCAGTTTTGTCCTCTCCACAATAAAAGGGTATGCCATTGAGAAGTATGTGCAATTCAATATATGGACGATCAACATTCATGATCTCGACATTGGGCAGATTTTCGGAATCAATGCCTTCGCCTGAATATTTAAGCCTTTCTATTCTAGATAGACCTAGTTTAAGGCGATCAAGTTCATCTTTGTCTAGATCCGTGATATCTCTGTAATGTGAGTTATTTAGATCAACTAGCATCTTACGCTTTCGCGATGTGCGCTTATAGTATTGGTCATAAGCTAACAGGTTGCGCTTACGCGAGAATGTCGTAAATTCTGGGTGATATTGCATAAATTTGTCGTCACGATATGACATTTGCAAATCATCAATTTCTTTAGGATCAATAAATGGTAGCAACTGTTTAGCAACATTTTTATCGACTAAATCTCTTGTGATGGCAAAAGAGCAATCATTAAGAGAGATATTTTCAAAAGTTGGATCAAGCACAAATGAATTATATGTACGCTTAAAAAACGATATGTCGCCATTAATAAAATCTTTTGAGTAGTCCATCTGGATACCGCAAAGGGACATGCCAGATTTAAACATCTCATCACAGGCATCTAAGAAAATAGGAAATCCTTGTCCTTTATCCCAAATGTAGTAGCCAAGTTTAGTGAATTGATCAGCTGTTTTTTGGTCGGATCCTTCAACAGGCCCATAGATGATTTCATTGATGTTGTCGCGTAGATACCCGGAGAAAAACTGAAGAGGGCGACGAATGATATTGAATTCAAGAGGTTCACGGCCCTCTTTGATAAGAGATTTGCGCTCGTCATCAGACCATGTATAACCTGACGCTGCTAGAGTATAAACTTGAGCATCTTTAAAATAGGGTGCCCAGAAATCACTAGCATAGCGGTAGTTTTCTTGAAACTCGCCTCTTATTTCGCAGTCAGTATACATCTCACCTCAAATAAATTTCATATTATTTATTCCTAAGATGACATGTCAAAGTATTATATTTGTTTTTATAAGAAGACGGTGTTTTTATATGCAGATATGCTTTTACATATCTAGATAACTCTTTTATACCGAGCTTCTGTGACAGCTTTATGTTTTGCAAGAGCATCGCCTTTGCCACCAGCTGCTTCAAGATGTCCTACGGCCTGCATTGCGTACATAAAAGCGTCTGAGTAGTGAGAGGCGGTATTATGGTAGGGATCCTCGATATACGCACCGATTTGCTCCACCCATTTTTTTCTGTATTTGCATAGCTGATCAACGAGTGGTTTAACTTTAGCCAAGTTAAATACACAGCGACTAAGTTTGACTTTAGCGTATGAGATGCTTTGTTGTTTGTCCTGGCGTGGTAAGACATAAAATTTCGAATTGGTTCCGGAAAATAAACGACGGAAATCCCTCTCGTAGGAATTCTGTACATCCAGCGGATCTCGCTTAGTGCTATCGTGAGGCAAGAAAATCGTATGATAGAGATAAGGTTTATCCTGAAGCAAGAACTTTGCATAGAAGTCCACATCCTTATTTTTATCCTCGTAGTAATCAACGATTCGTATTTCACCATGGCATATCTGAAAAAATACTATAACGGTCAGGTCATTTAAACCAATATCCATCGCAACATATAAAGGCGAAAGTGAATCATAAATATTTGCATATAAGCAACGTTTTTCTTCATTTGCTTTTTGGATACCCTCAGCAAAATAATACGCGTCAGATTTTGATAGGAAGGCTTCTTGTATTGTGCTTGGATATTCTTGTTTTAACTTATCTCCTAAGACTTTCTCTTGTAGGACATACCATTTTTTTTGCTGATCATCAAGTTTGATTGAGTATTCTTTTTCAAGCTTCTTAAAATAATCAGACATTTTTGTGTCTAGATCTACCGTTCCTTGAAGCCTGTAATGTTCTTCTTGGAACCACGGACAAAAACATAGGTAATAGTCTAACGGTGTTAAATCATGGTTTTTGTGAAGTTCAGCACTAAGCACCATGTCTACAAAATAACCGTCGCTACCTTCTCCAGTGCTTTCTATGATAAGTTTACCTTGTACACCTACTGCCTGCAAAGTTCCCGTAACGATTTCCTCCGCTTTCTGGGGTGACCGCGCGCATGTTTTTCCGAATTCTGAGACAAGAACGTTTTGATATGATCCACCCCTAAGTGTCGTGTCGACTCGTATTGAGGAACCGTTGCTAAAGGAAATCTCTCGTGCACTGCGAGCAGTGATACCGACATAAGGGCGTATCGCAACTGGTAGGGTATCCAACGCATGACCGATAATCTTTTTAAAGATATGCTGCGCATGCTCAAGTGAGTAGCTCACAATACCGCATGATAAATTCTCCGTAAAAATAGCATCATCGACTAGATCTAGGACGGCAAACGTTGACATGCCTAGCTGGCGGGCTTTAAGTATAATTTTACGCTTATGATCAATTGCGAGTACTTGCGCTTGCACAGGATTGAGCTTGAAAGGAATTGAATTTCCTTCTTTATCTACGATCCGATATAAATGATTTAGACGCCATAATTTTGATTTTAATGCCTCTTTTATGATCACTTTTGCTCGATTGTTTCGGCTTTTTGGTTCATGAGCTGTTGCATGCTCATAGCCGTGGTTTCAGCTTCTTTTTGTCTAAGACCCGATTCAAACGCTTTCTCTTCGCGATCAAACGTACGCTTATCAGAGTCAAAGTTCCCGACATGTCTTAAAAAGATGGATTTGTCCAGTGCTTTTTTGCCAGTCAGAAGAGATTCTTCTTCACTAACTCTAGTTGCATTAAATCTATTAACTCCGATATATTCTTTAGCTTCTTTATATTTTCGGGAAAACACAGGGTCTTCACTTGCCCATTCTACTAAAGTATGAGTACTATATCCGTTACTAGTAGTAAAGTGAGGAACGGTAAGACAATCAGGATGAGTTTTAGCCCATTCAATCATCTCCTCAGCAATTTCTAGCCTTCGCTCGCGTGTATATTCTATTGGTCTGCCCCCATTATTTCCAACCGCGTACTTATTTCCTAGTGGCGGCCGTGGAGGTGGTTTTAGATTAGATTTTGTTTTTTTCTCGCTCATAACCCTCTCTGTGTTAAGTTTCACGATATCACCCAACGGTTTACGTTGCAATAAATTGTCAATTCTTTCTTTTTTTTCATGTTTTTATTGCGTTAAATTATGAGCTTATTCATAATCATGTACATAAAACAAGACAAATGGAGGTAAACATGCACATCATAGAATCGAACGATTTTCAAATACAACGCATCATGCAACGCGAATCATTAGATTACGAAGAAGCCCGAGAGTTTCTTCGAGATCTTATGGAGGAAGGTGATGATTATGACTACGATTATGACGAGCGTTGCGGTCTTGGTGACTGTTTCGGGGATGCACAATAAACAGGGGCGATAAGCCCGTTTAACAAAGGAAAAAAAATAATGGACTGGACACAAGTTTTAACAATACTTGGCGGCAATATGGCTTTGTTTCTTTGGGCCACACGTCAAGCGCGCTCGGACTTTTTACATTTAGATAAAAAGATGGATGAACACCGCAAGGAGACACAAAATATTTTGAAAGAAATTAAAGATGAAAATCGAGCTTTTTATGAAAGAATGGTGGCTAAATGAAACCAGAAGAAATCTTAGCTTTACGTAAACGAACTGGACTTTCGCAAGAAAGATTTAGTGAAAAGGTTGGCGTCAGCACCCGCACTATCCACATGTGGGAACAGGGCAAAAATAAACCAAACCAGCTTAGTTGGAAATCATTGCAAGCACTGGATTTTGAAACAAAACAAAGAGACGAAATAGATGGAAAGTGAATACACGTTTATTGAACTGCAACACAGGCTCGAAAAGATAAAAAAAGATGGTACTGGTGAGTTTAGCGCTCCTAAAGCGACCATGACTTTATGTCATGAGATCGTGAGACTACAACTTGAAATTAAAAGACTGCAAGAGATGATTGACAAAAAAAATTGACGTGCTATGGTAAGATTACTTGTCATTTTTGTATTGGGTGGGTATCGAAGAGGTTTCGATGCCCTTTTTTTTGGCCATAGTGGGATTCGAACCCACATCCCGCAGCGTTAAAGCTCGATTCTACCTTTTGAACTACATGACCTGTAAAGCAGCTTTACATCGGCAGTTTTACTGGAGCGCTTACATCTGCGCGGACGTTAGCCGTAGGTGTAGCGTTGTCGTCAATAACATCAGAATTAGTACCCTGCACACATGCCATCGAAACGTTATACGTACATGATGTTAATAGAGGGAAAATAAGCAGTAGTAGGAATTTCATATCCGCCTGTATTTTTGTATTTTTCGTAGTTGTTTTTGTGATGATCTTTAATTTTGATGTCATAGTAGCATATCTCGCAGACGCACTTTCCATCTTTAGTTTTGTACTCTTTGTATCCCCTGTCACAACTGCAACGCTCCTTATGTGCGATATACATCGTAATATCTCCAAAATAAAGATATTTAGCATCGCTAGATTTTATGCGCAATCACTTATTTTCCAGCTCTTTGATTCTTTTCTCCATTTCCTCAATCGTGTCGCATATGAGACTCATGGCGTCCTCTATTTTCCCGGACTTTGCCATGTCGGAAATGAGAGTTCTAAGGAGAGTTTTTTCATTCTGTGGAATTTCGTTAGGTGTCAAGTGTACGCTATTGCCGTACATTTGGTATTGAGCTTTATTGTTGTCTATATGGTTCATCTGGTTTCCATTCTGGGTTAGGTACGTTTCGTATATTTTCTTTGACAAAATTGTCTATTATTTCAGTTAGATTTTTTTCACCGCCTTCATTCATTTCTCGGACAAGGTAGGACGTATAGAGGCGTAACATCTTCTTAACGGTCTTTATGTGTTTTTGGTGTAACTCGTCTCGGTTCATTTTACCTCAATCTCTATCCTAAAACTTGTGCCATCGCCTTTTTTTTGGTAATACTCAAACGCTATTCCCCTATCCTCGTTATCAGCTTGACCAGCTGCTAAACCTGGAAGGATTAAATTTGACAGCTCATCACGTATTCCTTTGCACGCAGCAATAAAATTATCAGAATCAAAGAGTCTTTCCCATTTGCTGGGGTTATAAATCCTAGTGATTTTGACTGTACAGGGGGTTTTTATAAGCGTTCCGATCTTTTCCTTACGCCAAATGCTAATTAGACGCAGATAATTATTCTTGTTACGCCTATGTGCTTTTGACCAATGCTCTTTGACATTCGGTGACTGAATTTTAAAATCAACGTAAAATTGGATCACGCCATTCCCCTACACAACTTTTTTCATATAAACTACAAAAATCCCACTTCTATTCGTTTTAATAAACGGCTTTCTTCCTTTTGTATCAGGAGACATAGGTTTCCAATATTTAATCCCGTAGCCTTTTTTAGACCAATCCCTCTCATCCATTCCTTCAGATGTCCAAAATCCGCCTGTATCGTCTTCCCTATATACTGCAAAATCTCTTTTGAGATGTGTTATGTTAGTGTCATCAGGGTAAATCACCTCAACAAACTCGCCGATGGGTGGTAGTTTATCTTTAACTTTAATCCATTCATTTTTCACGCCATCCCCCTAAAAAGAATCACCGCAAACTGGTTGATTAACATTCCTGTATATAAACACCCACAAAGTCCTACGGAGATCGTAAAGTGTAGCAAAGACGGGTCAAAAATGCACGATATAACAGCAAAGCCGAAAATAACTGCGCAGAGGAATAAGTTCAAGAATATCTGCTTTTGGAGCTTGCTAACAGTGATCTCCTCAACTTGCCTGCCATTCCATGCAATAGCTGCAAGATTAGCTTCTACGGCCATAACGTTTCTATCTACGCGATCAAAGCGAGAGACAATGCTTGGGTGTATGACAAGATTGCCGTTAGGGTCTGGTATCATGATATATCACCGGATTTTGTTATAGTTCGCTATCATCTTTTTCCTCCAAGGCTTTGATTAAAGCATCTATGTACCATTTAGTCTGTTCATGCGCAAACTGTCTAGCCATACAAGCTATTTTATCAGCTTTCATGGCATCGGGCATAGCATTCATCGCGTCTTTCCATTCTTTGTTAAGTATCACAAACTTGCCGTTTTCGTCAAACACTGTCCTTCTCCATTCTTAAACCCCCTTTAATTCGCACATAAACCTATCGCCATTGCGTGATCTATGCTTAAACAACTTTCTGCTCATATCTACATTTTGCGCACTCCCAAACGTAACCACCACTTAAACTTTGCCCTGACCAATCCAGATATGTTTTGCCTTCAGTATCAGTATAGCTTTGCCCATCATACGGTACTTGGCAGAAAGTACACCTGCATCTTTGCCAAGGATTCTTATGGGGATTAAAAGGTTGAATGCGGATTTCTGGTTCTTTTTTCTCAAATCTCATTTTTTTTAGTATCCAAGTTGTCTTAGATCTGGTGCATTAAAATTCTCAAATATTGTGTTTTCTTTTGCAAAAAGTCTACTATGCATTCTATCTCCATATGTTTTGAAAAAAGAGTCTCTATTTAGATTGCTTGTAAAAATAGTGGGCTTATTGCTGCTGTATCTGTAATCCACTATTGCAAACATTAACTCTCTTCTATACTCCATTTTTGTAGCAGTTGGAGGATCATACATATCTCCGTACTTATCGGCATTGATCCAAGATCCTACATCGTCAAGCATGATTAAATCATCGTCAACCGTTCTTAATGCATCAGAAAGATAATCTCCCATACCTGAAGCAATAATGTTCCTTGATCTGCTTAAAACATCTTCTTCTTTGTGCATTCTTACTGATTCAAAATTTCTTATTGCCCAATCTGCTAAAGCAGAACAAAAATAAGTTTTTCCAACTCCTGCATTTCCTAAGTACACGAAAAGATGTTTAGGTTTTTTTATGTACGCTGAAATGATTGAGGCACCCCGTTCACAAACTTTGAGTTTAGAAATGGTTGCCCCAACGTATTTATCTTCGAAGTTTCGTTTTTGGAACTCTCTGACTGCTCTTTCGGCTTTTCTTTCTCTTTCTCTTTCTGGTGATTCGTTTTCTTCCATTCTTTCCCTTTTTCTCTAAGATTTTGTATATTTTTTTTAGCTATGAAGTTTTTCATGATGCCTTCGCAATAGGCGAACCAGTCATTAAGAGGATGCTCATAATCAACAACACACTCCCAACATTTTTGAATTTCGTCTAGACTCCAATTTTTTCCGGCAAGTATAGCCCTTGTCACGAGATCTTGTCGAGAAATAAAAAACTTATTTCCTTTACTATCAATCTTTTGAATTTTATCCCAAGGCTCTGTAACCGCCGGCGAAGCCGAGACAAGCGGTGAAAGAGCACAGAACAACTTATCTTGTTTAGCATCTTGTATAGTATTTGGTATTGGTTGGGCACTTTTGCCCATCGAGAGGGCACTTTTGCCCTCTCCAAGGGCATTTTTGCCCTTCGTGAAACTTTTTTTAATTCCTATCATTTGTTCTTCATTTACAAAGGCATACCACAGTGTCTTGTCAAACCCCTTTTTATTAAAATTATTGGTTTCGAGTACTCCAAGCGACACAAGCTTCTCGCAAAGATATTTGACTTTGTCATATCCCCAATAGGTAAAATGAGCTGCCATTTCTCTCCGAGTCTGATAAGTCCAAGTCTTTCCGTCTCGAAAATTAGAGCCGTTTTGCCGATTAAATCTTATCCAGTGTTGAAAATGGTGAATTAAAATAGCTTCTTCAACGCCATATTTTTCGGCTAAAAGGATATCGAATGAATGATGCATGGGGAATTCCTCATTAAAAATTTTCCTGTTATTGCGAAAAATTCTCTAGTGAGGTATAGTCGAAGCAACATTTCAGATTTTGTTGCTTGTTTTATGACTAGACCTCATTAGAAAAGCAAATCGCCTAAAACGCCCGAACTCCAAGTCGGGCGTTTTGTTTTTATAGAGTATACCCTTAAAACCCGATTAGCTCAAGCGAAACTCCCCACACTGAACCTCAAGGCTTTTTTTTGCTATAATTATTTTTACGATAAAATTCATTTATGCGCAGCTGCCTCAATTGGTCAAATGTGAAATTGTCTGGATCAAGTACATATTTTTCCTCATAAAGGGTTGCAAATTTCTGTGCTTCTTCTTCCGTTGCAAAGGTCGTGATGAAAGATTTCATGCCTTTTCTGCGAAACATCAATCGCCACATAACGATGCCATTTTTTAACGGCCTTTTAAAAATACTCGCCATTTTTCTTGATCCAATTTTTGGCATTTTGTATAGTCAAACCAAACTGAAGCATTTTGCCTTACACTGGTTTTTAAGCATAATTTCGTTTTTTTCAATTTTTTCTGACTGTACCCTCGGTCTCCATTCCGGGGGTTTTTTTATATCTTCTTCTCATATTTAGCGTCTAAAAGTTCAGCCACCGTAACCTGCCCTTCAGTAATATGCTCTATGGATTCAGCTAATCTTTTGCTAGGCTTTTGATGGAAAGAGGCTACACGGCAAATATATGCGTAGTTGTAACCTACTTTTTGCGCGAACTCCTTGCGTCTCACATTGTTAAAATGAAAATAATCTCTAAGCTTCATGGTGTTCTCCTTGTGTTTTAGCAACATGCTAGCCAGATCATTCTTTTTTTTCTATACTTTTTGATAAACCTTGCACAAATTCCCAAAATGTACTAAAGTATAAACATATCAAAAAAGGAGATCCACATGTGCAAGGAATTATGGATAGAGGCCTATGACTCAAAAATACACGAGATTATGCAAAAGCATAATATGGAATATGAAGAAGCTGACGAACTTCTCAGGGAAGTGTTAGACTCTAACCCCAGATATCTTGATGGATATATGGGCGATCTTATCGATTTTTACGCAACAGTATATTAAAGGAAAAACCATGAGCGATAGGGAATTAATTGACGAATATCAAAAAATTGTAGGAATTTCCTACGGAAAATTTGACGAACATATCGAGAAGCTTATTAAAGACTTATTCAATAAAGAAGAGATATTGGATGAAGTAAGGCATAGTTTTATGCTTGGAGTAAACACTTTCTTTGAAGAACTTTTAGAAAAAGATGACTTCTATAGAAAACTTATTGATTGCCTGGCTGAAAAGATATTAGAAAACAAATCAATCAAAATTACCATAGAAAAGGAAAAACCATGAGCAACGAATTAGTAAAACATGAAGCAAGAGAAATCTCACCATCTTCTCACTTCACACAAGAACAAATTGAGACTATCAAAAGCATTTATTGCAAAGGCGCTTCAGACGATGAGTTTAAGGTATTTTTATATACTTGCCAGCGTACAGGATTAGATCCTTTCGCTCGCCAGGTTTACTATATCAAGCGCGGTAATCAAATGACCATTCAAACTTCAATTGATGGATACCGTTTAGTCGCAGATAGAACTGGAAGATACGCACCAGGTCAAGAGCCATCTTTTGTGCATGATGCAAATGGCAAACTTTTGTCTGCTACTGCTTATATCAAAAAACGCACATCTGATGGGACTTGGCACATTGTTCCCGCGACTGCTCATTTTGAAGAATACGTTCAGGTTTTCCAAGGCAAACCATCTGGACTATGGCAAAAAATGCCTAGGACGATGCTTGCTAAATGTGCCGAGGCTTTAGCTATTAGAAAAGCGTTTCCAGCTGAGTTGAGCGGTATTTATACAAAAGAGGAAATGGATCAAGCGGATAGCGTTGAGGTTGAGGTAGTAGGTCAGTCTGTTAAGCCTATTGAGTACATAACAGCCGAACAAGCCGAAGAACTCACAAAAATCATCTCAGAATGCGATCCTTCAAAGCTTGATGTGATGTTAGAGCATGTACGCAAAAAATGCAATGGCGGCGATATTAGACAGCTTCCGGCCAAATGTTATGGCAACATGCTTTCGCTTTTTCAGGACAGAAGAGCGCAGTATCTAGCTCAACAGATCGAAATGAAGATGAATGGAGATATAGACGATGCAAGCGAGTAATTACGACACTGATTTTTATGCATGGTCTGCTGAGCAAGCAGACCTTTTGAAAGAAAGGAAATTTGAAATGATTGACTGGGAAAATGTGATTGAGGAGATTGAATCGTTGGCAAGAAGAGATAAACGCTCCGTAAAAAGCTTTTTAGAGAATATTTTTATGCATTCCTTGAAGCTAAAATTTCAACCTGAAAAACAAATAGACTCGCATTCCTGGCAGAATTCCATAAGAACATCTTTTAGGCAATTGCATATCATATTAGACGATAGTCCTAGTTTAAAAGCGCAACTAGAAGAATTTATTACTGAATGCTATTCACGCGCAGTAAAAGAAGCTTCTAAAGAAACAAATATAAATATAAATGTTTTTCCTAAAGAGTGTCCTTGGACAAAGGAACAAATTTTAGATGGAGAGTGTCCTTATGAATGCTAACAGAATTATGCTCGATCAAGGAAGTGAAGAATGGAAACAGTGGAGAAAAGGTAAGATTTCAGCAAGCAAGGTCGCTGCAATTTTAGGAATTTGCCCCTATCGTTCTTGTTTAATGTTATACGAAGAAGAAATGGGTCTTCGCGAACCTCAAGCATCAAACCCTCATATGCAACGCGGTTTAGATGTTGAGGATCAAGTAAGGCAATGGTTCTTCGATCAATATCGTATAGAAGTGCAACCATGCGTTTTGCAAAGTAAAGAAAATCCGTTGTTTATCGCATCGTTAGACGGAATCAATTCAATAAATACTTGTATAGTTGAAATAAAAAACAACAATAAAGAGTATCATGAAATGGCACAATCTGGTAAGCTACCTGAGCATCACAGGGCTCAAGTTCAATTTCAGATGTTTGTCAGTGGTTTAGATGTTTGCTACTACATCAGCCATAGACAAGGTGACTATGCTTTAGTTGTTGTTCAGCGCGATCAAGCTTACATAGACGACAT